AAAACTCTCCAATGCCTGACGCTGAAGAATGGGCAATTCATGATTATGATGAATTTCCAAATTTGGGAGAAAATCCAACATTTGAAAATATCGTAAATTGTCAAGTTGCTATTGAAGAACATGGAATTGATGTTGTAAATGGATTTCTTGAAAATTGGCAAGTTGAAGATTTAAGTAGTATTGATGATGCTTATTATGGAGAGTATAACAGTTTTAGTGAATTTGCTGAACAACTAGCTGATGATACTGTACTTGTTGATTGCCCTGAAAATGTTAAATGGTATTTTGATTATGAAAAATGGGAGAGAGATTTGTCATACGATTATCATGAAGCTGAAGGCAAAAATGGTAATACAATTATTTTTAGTACAAATTTTTAACAATTAACCCTTAAATTAGAGCCTTTAAAATTAATTTTTTAGAGGCTCTTTTTTTTTATCTTATCTATTGACAAATCAATTTAAATATTCTATCTTGTCAATAACTAACAAAGAAAGGTGATTATGAAAATAGAAGACTTAAAAATAAAAGTTAAGCCAAAATATTATTTTGGTTACTTACAAGGTGTTACTGTTCATATCAACGGAAAGAAATTTCCAACACAAAGAAATTTTGTATATGCTCACAACAAAGATAACAAGGCAATTACAACAGCTTTGATTGATGGTGGTTATACTGAAAATGATGAATTAGTTGTATCAGCATTAAAAAAAGAAATGAAAGAAAAAAATATTATTTAATGAATAAACTATTGACAAGATATGGTTTAATACTGTATCTTGTCAATAACTAACAAGGAAAGGTATATATGAAATTTAAAATAGTTGATTGGATGAATAATAGGATGTTTCCTGACAAAGTATTTAATACTTTTGAAAATGGATGGGAATTTATATATGAAAAATTTCCAAATGAAGAAGATTTAAGCGACTATTACGTTGTTGATGTAAATGAAAAAGAAAGGGGGGAAATATGAAAGATATATTTTATAAAATATTATTTGTTGCTGTAACGTCTTTGATGCTTTCAGGCGTTGGATTGTTCGCATTACATACAATGGTAGTTAGAGGGTTAATATGAAAACTTATGTAATAGACTTTGTTGAGGAAGTTACATCACAAGTAAAAATAAAAGCTAAAAACTTAGAAGAAGCTAAAGAAATAGTGAATAGTGGTGATTTTAGTGGTGATGAAGTAACAGATAGAGATCACTTTCAAATTACTAATGCTTATGAAGAATAATTTATGACTGATAGAACAAAATGGCATATAGATTTCTTGGATACTCAAAACAAAGATAGAAAGTATCAGGAAAAAAAAGAAGCAAGAGAACAATTAAAAGAATTATTAAAAAAACATAATAAAAAACTTTTAATTGATATAATAAACAAAGAAAGAGAGGACAAATGAAGAAAAAAAGAAAGACAAAAGAAGAAAAAGAATACGATAAATTAGTTGATAGTTGTTTTAGTGATTTAGAAAAATATCATTTAAAACATAAACGTACAAACACAATACCTTTTCGTATTCAAATTTATACAGCTATTAATTCATTATTAGATTTTGGTTATGATATAAATAAAATCAAACAAGTTTTTAATGAAGAATCAAAATTAGCTAAAGATTATGCAATAGAAAGAATAGAAGGC